GCTGAGATAGTAGCCGCAGTAGCCATCAAATACCAGACTTGCCATGGCCCCAGGAATGCGATGATACAGAGTATAATAGCCGCCATAGGGCCCGTCAATGGCCGCATTACTTGTTAAGATAGCCGGATCCAGTTCGAGCTTCAGCTGATTATCATAGTAGTTCGACGCATATGCGTTGGACATCTGCGAAAACATGTAGCCACCATACGATGCCTTTCCAAGAATCTGGCGACCAGTTCTTGGAGATTCATATTGAACAAAGCTGGAAAACTCCTTCACAAGATTCATCGGGGTGCTCGCACCCAAATACATGCGCTGGAAAAAATAGGAGGGATTTACTTCCAGCAGGACCTTGGTTGTCGAGTTCGGGTGAATATAGCGGAGAAAAGGGGCCATTGTAAACGACACTGTGCTGAAATAGACATCACCTGTAGAATAGTTTGGATATGTCTCTACAGTTGACATTGGGATATTAGAACCGAGGCTGGCGCTCCAGTCCCAGCCATAACCATTGTACTCATCAATGGCATAAAATGTTGAAAAGGGGATGCTACTGACGAAGCTTGCGTATCCTGCATTTGTCGAAAGGGTACTATACGCGAATGGGCGCCAACCACGGGCCTCTCCAGACAAATCCGCATAGCCCTTCGCAGTAAAACTACTAATCGAGAAAAAGACCGCTCGCAGGTCCGTCACCGTAGAAAGTTGAATATCTCCTACGCCAATGAATTTGAGCGTAGACTGCGATGAAGACATGACGATATTTTCCGCGTTAGGGACTGCCTGTGCCGCTAGACGAGAGACAATGGGGACCGTATTCTGCGCAACAAGAAGATTTGGCGCAGCATTACTGAACGTCAACGTACTATTTTGATTATTTACATAGATGCTCAGAAGCCCCTGTATGCCAGTTGTACTGAAGGGAAGTGTTGTACCGATATCCATCGCAGATAAGGTTGAGCCCTGCGAATCACGCACCGCATTATAGGTATTTACTACAATAGAACTCACGGAGTCCCAATATGCTGCGCCCGCGCCATCTGAAATGAGAACATACGACCCTGGTATGTATCCATTTGTCGCAGAACGCACATTGATTTGTCGGAGAGTAATCTGGTCGGTATCTATGGATCTTCCACTTGAAGCCATCTTTCTGTCTTAGAAGGATAGATTCTGTATGGTAAGAAAATACGAGTTGGTCGACGCATAGAAGACTGTCATGGACGGTGAACGGAATCCAATATTTGTCTGATAAGATATAGCACCCGGCATGGAATGAGTGAGAATATATGGGTTCTGATATGCGCCGATAATCTGGGACCCTGGAATGGACATCTTAATGGGTTGCTGAAAGATATTCGAGTAGCCATTTATTGCTGTGGAGCCGGCGACACGAGTTTCATTTACTGTGCTCAGATACGTGGTGCCGTACTGAATATACGTAGTCATCGGATACAGTATAGAAGTTATAGAGCCGGTCGTGAGAGTATCAAACTGAAATGTGGGAAAGAATTCAATCGTAATGCGGCTCTGTGGAGTAATAACACTGGAGAAGACATCGAATTGAAGATTTGCCGTGGAAAAGCTGAGATTGGAGTTGGCTGCGACGGTCCCCGTCATAGCCCCATTTTGTCCCTTATAGACGATAGAGGATTCGATAAAACTGCTGAGAAAGGTGATTGCGCCTACAGAAGAAATAAAGACTTGCGAGTTATAGATATTTGTTGCACCCGAGCGGTCAATATAAATATTCTGCTTGGCCGCCTGGATTCCCTGACTAGTACTTTGGAGGGTCGCCGTACTCACATAGTTGAGAGAGCCAAGAGATTTAATCAGGCCAGTTGTTGTGCTGGGTAGACTTGTACCATAGATGACACCGTAGCTCGCAGCATTTGATTGGTTGAAATAACTGGTGCTTGTAAGATATTGGGAAATCAGCGTATTGAAGTTGATAAAGGGGGGGTCCGAGGTACCGGTTACAACTACACCAAGAGAGCCTCCAGGAGATGTGGCCGGATACAATAATCCTGTCATACTGCTCACGAGCGCCGGCGAACTGATATATGACAGTAATCCAAGATTCTGAACAGTGCTTTGAAGCGAAAGACTACTTATGTATCCGTATGTGCCAAGGCCAACGACAGTAGAGTAGTTCTGCAGATTTGCTCCCGTACTAGTGCTTATAAGCGTTGGCGAGCTGATATATCTTGAGGAGCCGAGGCCCGTAACAGTGCTTTGAATATTGGACATGAAGGAGAAAGAACCGTTCAAAAAGGGCGTCATGCTGCTGGTCAAATCTGCCGTGCTGATGTATTTGGATGGGCCCTGAATCCATGATACGGTGCTTTGTAGTTGGCCCGTAGTGATGCTACCCGGTATACCCCCTTCTCCAATCTGGGTCGAGAGTGTGGAATAGCTGGTCGCAATCACGGTGGACAATGAGGACGCCATCCCGTAGATTCGGTTAAAGCTTGAAGGAAGGTATCCAATCGCGCTACCAACATACGCAGATTGACTACTGATTGTCTGAAATACGTCTTGCCAGACCCGTGTACCATTTCCATCGGCAACTTGCATTGTATTGGCAGGATAGGGTTGGCCAGTATTAGAGTTAATGGAATAGACTGCCTGTTGAATGAAATCACTCATGTGCGCTTCTGGTTAAAGATAAGAATACCATCCACTGAATAAGTCGCACGATACACTAGAATGCCTGGTGGTGGTGGATTATTACAACTTGTTGCGCAAGGAAAGCAGGATGTATTTCTCACCGGAAATCCACAGATAACATGGTTCAAAATGGTGTATCGTCGGTATACGAACTTCGCAATAGAGTCGCAGCAGATTTATTTTGATGGAGATCCGGATTTTGGAAAAAGAGTTACGGCACTCGTGCCTCGTCGGGGTGACCTTCTTGGCCCAATCATTCTGGAGATTGTTCTTCCCTACGTTACGATGAGTGATGGCTCGTCCGGCGTCTATGTGAATTCGATCGGCTACGCTTTGATTGAAGAGATTTCCCTGGAAATCGGTGAACAAGAAATCGACAAGCAGACCGGAGAATGGATGCAAATATGGTCAACCGTTTCAACACCCGCCAGCCAGGTAGATGCTCTTAATAACATGATTGGGCGTGTAGATGGCTTGAACACGCCGCCTTCGGTTGTTCCCTCCCCGAGTTGTTCCGTGGGAGGATACAAATACGGTGCAACCAAACTCTATATTCCCCTTCAGTTCTGGTTTAATAAGAACCCGGGTCTCTACCTTCCTCTTCTTGCGATGCAGTATCACCCGATTCGCATTAATATGAAGATACGGGACCTGGGTTCCTTGATATCCAATACAAACACGGCAGACAGCTGTAGCAGTCTACAGCCGCTTCCGACCAAGATTGTGGATGTTCGGCTCTGGGGTGACTATGTTTATCTTGATAGGGAGGAGCGTCGAAGATTTGTAGCGAATACGCATGAGTATCTGATTGAACAGATTCAGTATACGCCGCAGGTATCTATCCCTGAAGGGATTAATATTCAAAATGTCCGCCTTGAATTCAATCACCCGATTCGAGAACTCTTTTGGGTAATTCAACGTGATATTATGAAGAACACGCACGAGTGGTTTAACTTTGGCTCCACTTCCGCCTTTGAGGCAGGTATTTCTAGAGATATGCTTCAGGATGCAACACTCCAGATAGATGGCTACGACAGATTTGATGCAAGAGATGCCGGGTACTTCCGTATGGTCCAGCCCTATCAATATCATACCAGTACGGATGTGAAGAACTTTATTTATCTGTATAGTTTCGCACTCCGGCCAGAGGAAATGCAGCCATCGGGTTCTCTAAATGCGAGCCGCATTGATAATATGAATCTGATGATGAACCTTCGTCCGGATTCGAATGAGCCAACGACGCTGGCGATTCCAGTTGTTGATACGACCGGCGCGCCTCTCATAGATGGCAATGGAAATCCTATTACTCGTCTGATTGCGAACCCCTCCTATGCACCGAATCGTGGAAAAGCGCACGTGGTCGTCTATGCGAGAAATCACAACGTCTTGCGTGTAGTCAACGGATTTGCGGGGCTTCTGTTCAAGATTTAGGTAGGATGTATGATTAGGAATGGCAGGAATGCTTGGTACGTTAGACCCAACAGCTCTTATAGCAGGAAATCCTGCTGCGGATGCTGCTATTGGAGTTGCGAAAGCAAAAGCAGCGCAGAGCGCCGCGCCATCAGCAGATGTGGCTGGTAAGAATTATGTGCAAGGAATCTTTAATAATCCCATTCCGCTATGGCAGCATAAACTATTAACTGGAATCTTCCCCTTTGCTGCTCTTCAACCACTTGTATCATTGATTCCTGGCGCCGGCCCTTTCTATCAAGCCGTATGTGCTGTAGTGTTCTCAGCCTTTTATATATTAGGGTCAAATGGCGCAAACCTGCTTGTATCAGGTTCCATGGGGTGGGCGGCCATGAAGTTTGGTTCTAATCAATTATTGAAAGGCCTGTATTTTCTATTAACAAAGATGTATCCCGGTCAATGGTGGCTAATCTATGTAAAATCATTTATTACGTACGCGAATCCATGGTTTACCTTTGATATACTACAGACATATTCTCCCGAGTTTTCTCGTCAGGGATATAAACTCCCTTTTGTTAATAAGTTTTTGAATGCGAATATTGCTGAAAATGAAGTAACCAAACTTGGAAACCAAATGAAGGTGAATCAGACAGATGCGCATGGGAACGTAATCCTTACTATAGAACGGGATGAGAATGGGATTCCAATGTATGTTACGGGCAAAGATGCTGCTACTGCTGCAGCCGCAGCAGCAAAGAAGAAAAAGTTAGCGGAACCAAAAGTGCCTCCAGATTGTTTGCCAAAAGCATTGACGCCTGCAGATATTGGATTCAAAATCCCTGAGACAGATCTGAGCGGCGTTCCTATTAAAGATGAAAATGGGGCCGCCGTGTATAAACAGGACCCCACTACAAATGAAACGCAGATTGCATATGGTCATATGTCTGCGACCATTTTTGGGGCGATGTGTCTGTATGTGGTTCCATGGTACCTTGAAATATCGAGCGCAATGCCACCTGAAATCCAGCCACTCTTAAGCTCATGGGCTGGCTGGGGAGTTACCACTATAGGAACTGTCATGGGTATTGTTGCTACAGTTGGTGTTGCTGGCGTATATGCCTTACCCGGCGCATTGCCGCAGTTGAAAGCCGCATTTTTTGATTCTAATCAAGCCGGCGGCGGTAAAGCAAAACAGAAGCAACAGCAACTACAAAGAGGAGGGGTGACGCCACTGCCTGATATGAATAAGGTTATACAGGCCGCACTAGATAATACACAAGATGAGATGCCGATAGTACAGGATGGAGGCGGCGTGATTGATACAGATGAAAGTGTTATCTTCCTCGGCTCCTTGACGGTGGCTTCTTTAATAGGCATTGCGCTTGCGGTAGCACGAAACAAAAAATTATCCCGTGAAAGTGTATAATGAAGCTTCTAATTTCTCATATTGAATTTGAACAGCTGATTGGTCTCCAGGAGCCCGAGGCTGGAATGCCTGGAACGGTGTACCCCCACTTTACGGTGATTTACTTTACAGCAAGCTGGTGTGGGCCCTGCCGCGCACTGGACTTGGCCGCTATTGAGGCGGCTGTACCCGGCGCAAACTGGCTGAAGTGCGACATTGACCAGAATGACTATACTCCTGGATACTGTGGCGTGCGCAGCGTACCCACGTTCATGATTATCCATAAGAAGAAGGTGATTGATACTCTGACCTCCAATAATACTCAGAAGGTGATTGAGTGGGTATCAGGACACGCGCTGCTCGCCGTGAGTCCTCCTGTTTCTGCTTCTGTTTCTGCAGCAGCTCCCACTAAATAATCAGATGTTCAAGCAAGATGGATACTGAATCCTATGATGTCATCATCGTAGGCTCCGGTATTGCTGGACTGTACGCAGCCCTAAACTTACAGAAAAAGGGTACACGGTGTATCATTATAGAGAAATACAAGGAGCTTGGGGGTCGCACATCGACATTCAAACAGAAGATTGATGGCGTCGACCTACAATGGGAGGCGGGTGCAGGACGCATCTCGGAGCATCACACCCATGTTCGTGAACTTATGCGCAAATATAAGTTGACCTGGGTGCCGATAGGAGGCGCACCAAAGTTTGTAGGAGAGTATGGGCAGCCGTTGGAGGAGGGTCAATTTGATCCAGGCCTCCCCCTATTTTTCCAGACCTTGGAGCGGTTACCAGCAGAAGAGTTGGCTACGCACACTATTCGACAGCTGCTAACAAAGGTTCATGGACCCAAGATTGCGGATGACTATTTACTGAGATATCCCTATCGTGGGGAAGTGGATACGCTACGTGCAGATATGGCGCTTGACACCTTTCGCCATGAGATGGGACCCAAGGAGAAGTTTGGAATCTGTGCGGAGGGATATTCAGGGATTATAGAGGGTATGCGCGCAGAGTTTGAGAAGAAGGGGGGTACGATTCTTACAGAGCATAGTTGCGCAGAAGTGTCGCAGGAAAAGGATATTGTGACAGTTACATGTTCAGTAGAAGGGGATCCAGTTATCTTAAAAGGGGCGCATTGTGTTCTGGCGGTGCCGTCATCTGCTTTACAGGCGATTCGCCCTTTTTCCAAATGGAAAGGGCTACAGAGAGTGGCCATGCAACCCTTACTCCGTTTTTATGGAGTCTTTCCTCTAGAAGGGGGGAAACTCTGGACAGAAGATATCGGACGCATGGTTACACCCGAGCCTATTCGCTATATGATTCCTGGAAACCCTGCCATAGGTTCTGTACAAATCTCCTACACAGATTCCCAGGATGCAGAGTTCTGGAAAGAGAAGTTAGATACCATCGGGGAAAAGAAAGTCGGTGAAGAAATCGTAGAACAACTTCGACGGCTTCTGAAACCTACTATTCCTGGCCCAACCTTTGTAAAGTCCCATTACTGGAAGAATGGGGTGACCTACTGGCTTCCTGGGAGATATGACCCAAAAGAGGTTTCTCGGGAAGCGTATCAACCATTTCCTACAATGCGCGGCGTTCACGTATGTGGCGAATCATTTTCTCTTCGGCAGGCATGGGTTGAAGGGGCGATTGAACACGCGGCCGGCCTTGTGAAGATTCTGGAGAAGAAACTTTCTCATCGTTGATACAGATACCTAGATGGACGCATTCTTTCTGATTGTGGTGCTACATGTAACTGTTATTGTACCCTTTCTGCTCTTTATAGGGTTCAATCGAGCTGCGACTCCTGATTGGATGTATTCCGTTCTGTTCGGAACTGGAATCATAGTTCTCTTGTATCACAGCTATAAGGCGATATCACGTCTTATAGCCGCATCTCCGGTTGTCTGGATAAACTTGATTCATGTGTTTTTGATTGCGCCCCTTCTTTTATGGATTGGGTACTACGCAAAACGCACGGAACGTCCCGCATACGACATGCTTTTGTTAAGTGCTTTTGGCGCACTTGGATTCCATTTATACAAACTCATTATTATTTCACAGACGTTTGTTCATACAAAGGAGTTGTAAAATAAGGTACGGTACTCGCTTAAAGTGTGAACACGCTACGAAAGGAGAAGAAGAATGAATACATCAGATATCGGTGTTATACTTGGGTCCATGATAGCTGAGATGAGAAATATGACACAGCTGAATGTATCGCTTGTTGGGATTATTAAAGAGCAGAAACAATTAATTCAAGAACAAAAAGAAATGTTGAAAGAGATTACGAGTGAGCAAAAAGAGCATATGCTAATAACGCACGCCATTAACAATAGACAGATTGCCCATGATGTATCATTGCGCTAGCGGAGGCTAAGTCATGAGCTCGGTCAAGAATGCCTGTTTCTCTGTAGGGAGTTCGATACAGCCGGTAGACAAGTGATAGAGAAGTGCGGCCCCGCTATTACAGACTTTTTGACATGTAGGGCACGTCGAGTCTTTAATTGCGAGGCGTTCAACTTCTTCTCCGCAATGTTTGCGCATGAAGTGTAGAATCCTGTTTGCCTTTGTAAGAGTCTTATAAGCGCAACAAGGGCACTTGAGTGTGGCCGCATCTTCTTTGGAGTGTTTTGCGGCGACATGGACGGCAAGAGTTTGTGCATGGAGGAACTCTTTTTTACAGGTTGGACAACTGAAGGGGAGATGCCCTTCGTGTTTTTTCATATGGTAGTGCATGGTGTTCTGATTCTTCTTAACCTCGGAACAGATGGTGCAGACAAACTCGCCAGCAGCGTTCTTTTGATAGACATACGGCATTTGTACCGGTTGACAGGGGCTACGGGGCTTCAATTTTTTGCTGCGGGTCGCTTATTACCAGCGCTTCTCGCAATGACTATTATGACCGCCACAGCAGTAGGTGTCCTTTGAGAACCCTTCTTCTTGAGCGTTAGCACAGCACGCCCCGTGATTCTCTTTTGCGCCTGGGACTTTTTGGCCTGTTGCGGGATCAATATAGAGTGAACAGAACTTCTTGCCACATTCCCAGCACCAGGATCGGCCACACCCGGCTCCCACCGTGAATCTCCCGCCCGTCTCAAGTCCGCAAGCAAAGATATAGTTACACGCAGCATCTTTCAGGGCCCAGCGCTCGCACCACGGACATTGTTTTGCGTCATTCGACATTCTGCTATATATAGCACAGCGTAAAGATTTGATTCAGTTATACGCTAGCAAATAGGAATGCATATCCTAACTCTTGCCATCGGAGAAGATTTCCGGAAGGCTTTAGGCCCAGCCCTAGACTCGAAACGGAGATATGCGGCGAAACACGGATATACGTATGTGCAGGGGGGCGAAGAGTTCTGGGATCGGGAGAAGCCGATTCCTTGGTCCAAGGTGGGATTTGTCCTAGATGTTCTGGGGAAGCTTCCCGAAGGGGCCTTGATATTTCTGTCCGACGCAGACGTGTTGATCACGAATCTCGAACTACGGTTGGAGGACCAGATTGTTCCTTTACTGCGTGCAGAAAAGGATCTCCTTATGACAATAGATGCGTGTGGTCATATTAATTCAGGAAATATGCTTATGCGCAATTCGCCTTGGCTTAGAGACTGGTGGCAGCGAGTTGGTCAGCAGTCAGATCTTCTCTATCATATCTGGTGGGAGAATGCTGCGATGATTCGGCTTCTTGAAACAGTTCCGGCGGATCTCGCAAAGACAGAGATTACGGCAGAACATGTCCGGTTCAATGCGTATTTGCGGGGCCTTCCTGAACAGCTTCTCTGGACTCCTGGATGTTTTCTCGTTCATTTTGCTGGAGTCTATAGTACAAAAGAGATGGAGCGCCTTCAAGGAGAAATCCTTTCTGGAGGAGTTCCTAGGCTCGCCATGTAGAATTTCTGCGTATACTATATAATGAACAACAACGCTACGCGTAAGAACGGCGCAAGCATGGCAGGTGGCGCAAAGAAGAAGCCTGCTGTAGGCACAAAGGCACAGGTGTGGCACGGTTCTGCAAAGCACACTAGCGGCGGGCTGACTCGCAAGGACCTGATGAAGACGAAGAAGGGGCGTATTGTATCCAGGAGAAAGCATGCGGCGGGCAAGAAGGCGCTGAAGCGCCTCACTAAGGCTGGGTACAAGGCAAAGAAGGGTACGTTCAAGCTGTTTAAGAAGTAAAGCTTCTTAAATAGCGATGGCCGACGAGGAACGAGGAGACCTCAAGCTGTTTAAGAAGTAAAGCTTCTTAAATAGCGATGGCCGACGAGCCTATAACTGTAAAGGATCCGGCACAATAAGTTTTACATAAATGTACCAAATCGTGAAGACAAACAGGCAAAAGACAACCATATAGCCTGGAATAATATCCCCTTCCCCGGAAATAGATAATGAGACTAAAACGACTCCTAAAAAGATGAGTGCGTAGATTGATGCACCCTGTGGCGTCGCAGAGTTAAAATAGTCCGCAATAGATTTAATAAGCATTCTACATAGGATTGTTCTTTTTAAAGACGAATCCTATCGACGCAAATACGTGGCAACTTCTGTAAGAGTTGCAGCAGCTTCAGCAAGATCCAAATTAGAACCCTGTTCAGCCCCTTCTGAAGGATCATACCAGTACAGCGCCCCTCGTTTCTCCGTTTCTCCAATCACCGACCAGACAAGCCCCACCTGGGATCCGCGCAGCTCTTTCAGAACTGAGCGAAGCCCCGTAAGCCCCGTTTGCCCCATCCGCCCCTGAATAACGGGCTCAACATCTTCTTGTGCGACATCCGGCGACCAGAAAATCGCCTGCCAATCCGACGAGTTCGGTGCTGAGGCTGCGAGACCAATTACTGTAACACCCTCCATTTTTACTAAAACGGTCATGACACTTGTGGAGGGTTCCACCCCGGCCCACACAATGCGAGTAGGCCTTGCCGCATGCTGCACGCATGTTAAAGCAAGTTTCATATCTTGAACATCTTTCACGTGAAAGAAGGCGTCCCAGCCTAGTTGAATGATCCACTTCGGCACGACAGCACCCTGATACACAAGAATCTTCCTACCACGATGAGCTACTTCTGTATTAAGAGTTGCTAGCCGCCCTTTTAAAAAGAGTTGACCTTGCGTGGGGCTAGTGGATACACAAAAACATCGTTTCCCTCGGAGAGATTCAGAAAATCCCTCTAAGCGAAGCGTGGGCTCCATTTGTTACAGAGTCATAAAGAGATATAGTGAATATAAACGAGGCTTACTATAGAATGTTTGAGCTTCTGATTAACCTTCTTCCTATTGCGCTTCTGTTTATCGTCTGCGACCTCCCCTGGCTCTACGCATCTTCGTCCACTGTGCTGCCGATGATTAAGAAGATTCAAGGCGGGGCGCCACTTGAAATGCGATGGGGCGCAGCTGTGCCAGTGTATCTGGCGCTCGCATATCTTATACAAGTGTCAAAGTCGACGGCAGAAGCCGGACTCATTGGACTGAGCACATACGCAGTCTACGATTTCACGAATCTTTCAACGCTAACAAACTATACATTAGAATTCGCCGTGGCCGATTCTCTGTGGGGCGGGATGCTCTTTATGATTGTTCGGGAGCTGGGTCTAAGGCTTGGACTGCTTTAAAAACTCTCGCATACCCTTTCGCAGAGTAGCAGAATCCGACTGCCATGGTATTCCCTCGGCGTGTTTAATAAATCCACTCACTGTTCCAAAGAGTTCTGGTAAACTATCTATTTTAACAGATGTATCCCGAGATAAATAGATGTTTCGATGACAAAATCTGGAATCAAGATATTCCTTATTTTCTAAAAGGCCGTGCTTCTGCATTGCTGTAAAGGCCATAAAAAGAATGTACTCTTTCTGCTTGAGAGGAATCGTAGGCTCAAAAGGAGTGGGGACGAGGTATGTGAGTCCCTCGGGAATCTGCTGAATAAGAGTATGCCTCGGCACACGATCATCTATAAAGAGAATATTACCAAGTGGTATTTTCTTTTTCGATTTCAACCCCTTTTGAAAAAGAAGCTGAAGCGTCTCTATACGTTTATGCATGATTTGTTCTCCACGTATAGTAACTTTATCTGCTGTGCGCAGAGGATGCCACCAATCCGCCTTTACCGAAAATAGCTTGGAAGTGTTAAACATGTGCTCCAAGAGATATTCCGCAAGATCCACTGTATATGTTACACCCGTATTCGAATAAATAATGATTGTCTTTAAATGCCTACTGCGTTTTGCTTCAAGAAGGGGTCCAAAGAGTTCATGAATGTTTGGGCGGATAATAAGATTGAGAATATCCTTGTCATGAAACAAATAGCTTGCAAATGTCTCTTTGACTCGCTCGAGAGTCGTTTTTAGTGCGATCGAAAGTGTACAGGATTTATCACCATTTCGTTGCTCCGCCATATTTATGTGGTCGATGCTCCATAAATGTGCAAGATATCCGATGACTTCGAAGTTTCCTATAGTTGCGTCCAGATCAAAGGCTACACAGGCCATTCTCATTAAGCATGTCAAAATTGAGGAGTTTTTCTACACATATAGTATACCATAAAATGCAAGAGCAGCAAAGCATCTTTGATAAAAAGATAATGTCCATCCATGCCTTGACACCGGAAGGCGAAAAATATGTTAGTTCGATGACAAAGCAGCAGAAGCAGTTACATGAACTTGCGATTGTATCTCTCGCATCATCCTACTTTGTAGAGAAAACACATGGATTTCGAGCATATTTGAAGGGGCTTGATGCGAAGCCAAAATAGCATTCGTGTGTGCCTAAAAATCTTTTTAAAGGGAAATAGATAGAAGCCATACCATGTCTACGGGTGATACGGGGCCTACTGGAGCTACGGGGCATACCGGGTCCACAGGGCCCACAGGGACAGCAACGAATACTGGCGCAACTGGACGAACTGGCCCGACGGGTCAAACTGGGCCTACCGGTGTTCCTGGCTCTGCTGCAAATACTGGTTCCAGTGGCGCAACGGGTTCCACTGGTCCAACTGGCATGACAGGTAATACAGGTCCTACGGGAATCGCCACGAATACTGGCGCAACGGGTTCCACTGGCCCTACAGGGATTTTTGGCCCCACTGGCCGTCTTGGCCCCACTGGCCCGTCAGGAATAAAAGGCTATACAGGATGTACGGGCGCAACGGGCCCTGCAGGAACTGCTACAAATACTGGGGCGACAGGTATGACCGGCGCACAAGGCAGCACTGGCCCTACTGGCTTACAGGGTACACCTGGTACCGCTGATAACACCGGTGCCACTGGCGCAACAGGGTATACAGGTTGTGCTGGACCCGAGGGCCCTATGGGGCAGCCTGGTGATGTGGGGCCACAAGGATATCAGGGACTTCCAGGTATCGCAACAAACACGGGAGCAACTGGGCCCACTGGCCTACAGGGAGATCCTGGTACTGCTGTCTCGACGGGAGCAACTGGCCCTACAGGTGATACCGGTAATACTGGTGATACTGGCCCTACAGGTGTTACAGGTAACACTGGCCCTACTGGTAACACGGGTTCTACTGGTGCGACGGGCCCTACGGGACCCACAGGATTCACGGGGCCCACAGGATTCACGGGGCCCGCAGGAACTGCTACAAATACTGGCGCAACTGGTCCCACGGGTCCCGTTGGCTATACGGGTTACACAGGGCCTGGAGGTGATGCCGCAAATACTGGTGCGACGGGGCCAACGGGCCAGACAGGCCCTACTGGTTTCACCGGCCCAGCAGGAACTGCTACAAATACTGGCGCAACGGGGCCCACTGGTTTCACCGGCCGCACTGGCGCAACGGGCGGAACAGGAACTACGGGGTGGACGGGAAGAACAGGTCCAACGGGGCCGATAGGGCCAGGGGGCGTTGCTTCAAATACTGGTGCAACGGGTCCAACGGGAAGAACCGGTCCCACAGGTATCCCTGGTTCCGCAGTTAACACTGGCGCAACGGGTAATACGGGCTCTACAGGACAAACTGGACGAACTGGTCCTACAGGCCCTGTGGGTTCCATAGGAGCGAATGGAAGAACTGGACCTACTGGCCCCGCTGGTACTGCGACAAATACTGGCGCAACGGGAAGGACAGGCCCTTCCGGCGCTACTGGATACACGGGTCCTACAGGAGTAGGTAGAACTGGGCCTACAGGTATTCGTGGAGGAACTGGTCCTGCTGGTGTTCAAGGATGTAAAGGGGATACAGGGGTCACTGGTCCTACCGGATGCAGAGGAATGCAAGGTGATGTCGGGCAACCAGGAGATGTCGGCCCTGTGGGTGATAAAGGTGATAGAGGTGATGCGGGTCTCACAGGGTACACAGGATATACGGGCCCCACGGGAAACACGGGGCCTACGGGAAACACGGGGCCTACGGGAAACACTGGTGCTACAGGCCGTACTGGACCCACAGGCCCAACGGGTTATACTGGAGCAACGGGTATAACTGGCTACACGGGCACAACTGGCTGGACAGGATGGACTGGTTATACGGGTCCCACTGGATATGGCTCTACAGGGGTAACTGGGCCCACAGGATGGACAGGGTGGACAGGGTGGACAGGAGTGACGGGTCCCACTGGATATGGCTCTACAGGGGTAACTGGGCCCGCAGGAACTGCTACAAATACTGGCGCAACCGGTCCCACTGGGCCACTCGGGACGGGACCTACTGGCCGTCCAGGCGCAGCAAGTAATACTGGTGCTACTGGAGATTCTGGCCCCACGGGGGATACAGGAAATACAGGTGATAAAGGTGATCCTGGAGAGGTTGGGCCACAGGGCGATACAGGCAACACAGGGCCCACGGGCCGTCCTGGATTGGCAACAAATACTGGCGCGACTGGACCTACTGGGAACACGGGCCAAACTGGAAACACAGGCCCTACAGGATGGACTGGGGCGACTGGTGTGCAAGGTGTCTCTGGCCCCACCGGCCCCACCGGCCCTTTTGGATACACTGGCTATACTGGTTCAATTGGAACCGGTGTAACTGGACCTACTGGTGCTCGCGGGCAGACTGGTCCCTTTGGTCTTGTGGGCCCAACCGGCTACACAGGAGATACTGGAAACACAGGTGATACGGGATATACAGGATACACGGGTCCCACAGGAGAACAGGGCATTCCTGGTACCGCTGTCAATACTGGTGCGACGGGCCCGACTGGTCGCACTGGTCCAACTGGGAACACGGGTCCCACTGGAGAAACAGGCCCTACAGGCAATACAGGCCCCACTGGAAACACGGGTCCTACTGGAAATACGGGCCCCACCGGTAATACAGGCCCTACTGGAAACACAGGCCCAACTGGAAATACGGGTCCTACTGGAAACACGGGCCAAACTGGCAATACAGGCCCTACTGGTAACACGGGCAACACGGGTCCTACAGGAATGACAGGTGAGACTGGTGCGACTGGTCCTACTGGATTTGGCGCAACTGGCCGCACTGGCCCCAGTGGCCCCACCGGATTTGGCGCAACGGGGCCAACCGGCTTGACAGGATGGACTGGCCCAAGCGGAGCAAAGGGTGACCAGGGAGTATCAGGCCCAACCGGCCGCGTTGGCCCCACGGGCCCTGTTGGATTTACTGGATGGACTGGATGGACTGGCTACACAGGGTATACGGGAAACGTGGGCCCTCCTGGGGATTTTGGACCACAGGGTGATACGGGGCCGGGCGGCGAGGCCGCAAATACAGGTGCAACAGGCTATACAGGCAATACGGGGCCAACCGGTAGGACTGGATCTACTGGCCCAGGCGGCGAGGCCGCAAATACGGGTGCGACAGGTTACACGGGTAACACGGGCCCTACTGGTGTCACTGGTAATACGGGCACAACAGGAAGCACAGGTCCCACTGGAGCGGCATCCACGGTTACGGGAGCAACCGGTGTCACAGGCCCTACTGGCGCTGCGTCCAGTGTTACAGGCCCTACTGGTAACACGGGTGCTGCGTCCACAGTTACAGGCCCTACTGGCGCAGCTTCTACCGTTACAGGACCAACTGGTAACACGGGTGCTGCGTCCACAGTTACAGGCCCTACTGGCAACACAGGCGCGGCATCCACGGTTACAGGCCCTACTGGCGCAGCTTCTACCGTTACAGGCCCTACTGGCAACACAGGCGCGGCATCTACAGTCACAGGCCCTACTGGCAACACAGGTGATGCGTCTACAGTTACAGGCCCTACTGGCAACACAGGTGCTGCGTCTACAGTTACAGGCCCT